GTCAATCTGTTCCTCCTGCTCGAAGTGCTTGCTCGCAGCCTCCGGACTCCTTCCAAACGATGCAGCATATTCTTCGTCTGACTTCTGCATTCTTTCTTTTGCAATCTTAAGTGCTTCCTCAATGGCTCTGTCATCCATAGTCTGGATGATTCTGCTGCTGGTTGGAAGCTTGCTGTCCTCGGTAAAATAGCGGTTCTGTCCTTCCTTTATTCCGCTTTGAATTGTGTTGACAGACGACATCTGATTTCTTGTGCCATAGTACTGCTCTAATTTTTGCAAGCCAGATTGTGCAAGCTGAGCGATATCCTCATTATTATCCTTATCTTCTACACCATAATGGGCTTTCAATTTTTTCATTGCATATTCTGCTGCTGTTTCACTTTCTTGATAGTTTCCATTATCCACCGCCTTAGCCGCTTCTGTTACTTTGCTTTCACTATATCGCTTGTCATTTCCATTATAACTATGCAATTCAGATAATAAGTCTGCACCTGTAATCTGCTTTCTTCTCATAATCTTTCTCCTTATTTTTTCTTATTTGCGGCTGTATAAATTTCCTGCTGTTTTTTCTTTAAAATTGCATTTGCTTCTTCCTGCGTAATAATTCCTTTATTCACATTACTAGCAAGCATATTTGCATATGATTTATCTGCAACATTGCCAAATTTACCTGAAAGGTAATTAAACTGATCTACCTGTTGCACCTTCTTTATTGCTTTTTCTAAACCTGTTCCGGTTTTCGTTGAACCACTTGCTTTGCTTCCGGATGAACCTCTTCCGGAACTTTTTGACTTTGCAAGTGACAACGCATACTGTTTTTCCCACTGTGAATCTGATACATTATCTCTATATTTCTGATAATCAAACTGCTGCTGCCACTGCGAATCCGATACATTGTCTCTGCTCTGACTATAATCAAACTGTTTCTGCCACTGTGAATCTGATACTGCATCTCTTTCACGATTGTATGCCATATTCTGATTAAACTGGTTTTCACTCTGGTTATAATTTGCGACAAACTGGTCATTGCCAATGGAATCATTATATTTGTTATAGTAATAGCTCCTATCATCCTTCCAGTCCGTGACTGTATCCCGATACTGTCCATATTCTCTGTCTTCCTGATTTCCAACCGCAGAAAACTGATTATAAAGCTTGTCCGTATCCATCTGGTATTTATCCATTGCAAGACTGTATAACTGTGGAATCACGTTATTTAACTGTGTGAGATACTGCTGATTTGCCTGTGTTGCAGCCGTGGCCGCATAGCTATTTCCAAAACCTCCCGTTAATGTTGCGGCATTTGCCTGTGTGTCAAGTGCCGCCTGTTTCCCAAGCTGTGTATACTGATCCTTATACTGCTGGTACAATGGATCCGCGTTAAAATCATAGGAAAAGTCCTTCTGGTTCACAATCTTGTCCATCAGGTTGTTGATTGTGCCACTCCAATTACTCTTGTATGGTACCGGTCTATTGGCTTCGATTTCCTCTGACTTCTTTTTTGCTGCTGCTGTATTCCGTGAAAAAATACTGCTGATATCGTTTATAGCCATACTATTTCTCCTTACCCTTGTTCAAGTTTTCAATAATGCCTTCCAATGTGTTTACTTTATTTTCCAGATTCTCTATATACTGACTTGTGCTTTCGCTGAACGCATATAAAAATGCCTTCGTATTCTGTATATTCTGCTCATTTGATAACTTTCCCACCTTAATATTGGGATAACCAAATCTTGTACTCACTGTTTACCGCTCCCTTCCTCATACTCTTTTGCAATACTGTATATCCTCACGTTGCCTTTTCCTGATAACCGTAACTGCATATGGTCACATCTCCGTACCTTAAGCGGCAGTTCTATACTTCTAGGTCTTGTGCTGTAATACTTCATCAATTCCTCCCACGCACCGGAGCTGTCATAAGATACCTCGACCTTCACATATGCGTGTGTGTCAATATAAAGCCTCATCTTGAAATTCTTAATATACTTTGCAAACGGAGATTCAAGCCCGATCAGTCCGGTTTCCGCACTCCATTCTATGGTATCCTCCAGCTTTCCTTCTATGATGTTTCCTGGATAGATATCTTCCCCCGGATACCAGTATTTTTCATGTACTCCGGTTATCATCGGGAACAGTTTTGTATAGATTTTTTCATAGTTGATCACCTGCAGAACGTTGTTTTCATTGATCAGATACAATGCGCCGTCTGTTCTGGCAAATCCTTTTGCTTTGGTATTATCTTCCTTTATCCAGATGCTTTTCTTGCTGTCATACACAAACATGCTATATTCATATTCTGTATTCCGCATGCACACATAATATTTATCCCTGAAAGCTCCTCCGGTGGCGTCATAATAGATCTCTTTTCCGAATGCATCAGAGATACTTTCCGGCGAGCTTCCATCAAAGACACATATTCCATCCCGGCTTTTGTAATAAAGGTACTCATTCAGCACTACGAGGCTCTTTTCCGAGCCTTTCTGTACTCCCCTTAATGTTTTCCAGTTAATCTGGAAATCAGATGGCTTTGAGCCGAATAGATAATGCACACCGGCATCCTTGAAGAAATATATCGTTCCCATGTAATTAATGCATCCGGTGAAATCCCCATCTGTACCGATTGTTGCCGCATAAGAATCAGAAACAAGTCCCATAAAACAATTCCAGTTTTTTGGATCTCCCTGCTTACACGCATATATCTCATGCTTCTCCGATGAGCATCCCCATACACGGTTATCCATCTCTGCTACAAAGTCCATATCCGGTACTTCACGCTTCAATGTGATATTGCCACTATTTGTGAATACCTTGTTGATAAATCCAACGATCACAACATTGTCATCATCACAGCTGTACAATATATTGGACTGATTAAAATTGTAATCATTATAAATTGCAGATGTTTTATCTACTCCACTGAAAGTGACCGCATCATACTGTTTGAATCCTTTCCCGATTCCCGGTGAGGATACTTTCACGTATGTAGTGGCTACTGATGTCCACTCGCTGGTATTGTTGCTCCACATCTTGATCACAACCGTGTCCTGTGATGTATCAATCCAGTACTTATATTTTTCTGTATCAGGTGCTGTATTCCCGGTATAAGTATTCGTTTCATCAAATACTGTCCCATCCAGTTTGCACAAAGATAACGTCGGTGCTGTCGTTGTAGTGACTTCATTTTCCATATGATCCACTGTCTGGTCATATGTGTTATAGATCAGCTTGTCAGGAAACACGCACAAATACGCTCCTATCATTGCAAATCTGCGCTCTTTTCCTGCGCATTCCTTTTTCAGATCACATACATACCCCTGATCGTAATAGAGTTTATTATCATCAACGAATACAACCTTATCGCACCCAAACATTCCCATCGGATTAGCTAACTGCTCTATAATCGCTCTCTTTGGTCTTACCGCCATCATTGGGAAATAGTCTGTCGTAAGATTTTTCATATCGTAAAATTCACCATCAGCGATCCTGCTGTTATGGTTATATCCCATAAATGTATTCAGGATGTTAATGCTGGAATTTTTCACGTTTAACTGTGGCAGCTGCATAACATACCCCCTATACCTGAAAACGCTGTGTTAAAATCGTATCATGTGTCCTGTACCAGTAATTGACAAATTCCTGCCAGCTCGTATTGAACATCAGCATAGAGTTTGTGTATCGATCCATTTCCTCATTGGTAAAATCAATCATGCTGAACAGATAATACTTATACAGATCTGTGTACGGATCCGGCACAAGCAGTTCTGTGTCCATATCCGTTTTTTCATCGTATTTCTTATAATTAAGTGCTGCGATACGCTCATCTTCCTCTCTCATGCTGAAAACCTCTGTTATAAGCTTTCCTTCTACCGTATTGAGCCATCCGATCAGCACATTGTCTTCGAATTGATGTGGTTTTAGTTCCCCGACCATCGTTATAAGTTCATTTACCGTCATAGTTTCTCTCCTTAAAAAAAGAGGACACGGAACTACTCCGTATCCCCTTTCCGTTCTAGGCAAATCTTTTGGTTGCTTCTTCCATTCTCTCAATGGCAAGTTCATCCATTCGTTTCATGTTTTCAAGTACCTCTACAACATATTCTGGCACTTCCACTTTCTCGCCTCTCTTGATCTGGAAGTTTTTTCCATTTACGGACACAAAGACATCGTCTCTTTCATTCTTATTTTTTTCGATCTTAATAGGAATCATTCTGACTTCTTTTTTGGAAATGTTCTCATTGCTTGGAGTATTAGTTTTCGCCTTATACTCAGCTAAAGCTGCTTTTACTGCCGCTTCCTTTTCTTCCTCTGCCTGCTTTAATGCTGCTTCAACAGCAGCTTTCTTCTCAGCTTCTGCATTGGCAAGAACTGTTTCCAATTCTTCTGCTGTGATCTGCTGTGTATTTTCTCCTGTTTTAGCCATTAGTTTGCCTCCTCATTCTCAGACTCGTCCGAACATGATTCAATACGAACCATATACTGCTCTACAAGTCGTTCTGATACCTTTGTGGCTTTCCAGCCTACGGTTGCCCTCTGATTCAATGGATCTTCTCCAGCACCTAACTGTTTGATGATTGTCTGCAAACCGCCTCCGGTAACCTTTGTAGTTCCGTACGCACCGCTACCGACTACAACAGTGGAATAGACTGCCAGTCCATCTGCGCATCCGTCCTCAGTTCCTTTCCATACCTTTGCATTGGAAGATTCCACGAAACGGATTCCTGCAATCTTTCCAATCTCGCCTTCATAGATCTGTTCCGGATTCTTATATTTTGTAATGTCAATCCATCCCTCAGACATCATGATGTCAGCCGAGCATGACGGATGGATGATTGCAACATAGCTTCCATCAATCCTTGGTGCATGCATCTTTTTCAGATATGCTGCAACCTTGAAGAAAATATTCTTGTCAAGTTTATCCGCTTTCGTCAGCTGTGCTCTTGAAGTCTTTCCATTCATGTAGAATACTGCTGTACCACCACAGAGAACATCTCTTGTGATGCAGTCTAACGTAAGTCCTGCCTGTGAACCAAGCTTCTTTGTAGCCTGAATTACGTTATTATCAATAGCTGTAAGTGTGAGCATATCCGATAAAGTAATATAATCTCCGTACTGGTCTACCGTTGCTGTGATCTTTGTCACGTTCAGTTTGTTTCCTTTTGGTGTGACACCTTCTGTCAATGGAGTAAGTGCAGGTTTTAAGTTGTCATACTTTCTGAACTCAATTGTTTTACCGCCATTTTTCGGAATATCATAAGTATCTGCGAACTGGTCATGTACAAGCTCAGGTCCGGCAATATCGATCAGATAATCGCTGTAATATGTTTTCATTTCCACAGACATTCCATCTGATCCGGTTGTCTGTGTGTTAGGTTCTGCAAATAACTGTAATCTTAATAATAAAAATCTTGCTTCTTTTGCTTTCATAGTTTCCCTCCGTATATTACGGACGGAGTCTACCACTTGATAGTTTCTCCTTCCGCAACTCTTCTCGCAATCTCAGCACGATCCGCTTTGGAAAGCTGAGATACATTTGCTTTTACAATTGCGCCTGGCTGGGAATTGACAGCTCCTTCTACCGGACGTGATGCCCTTGCCTGAATATTCTTGGCAACCTGACTACTGACATTCTTTGCCGTAGCCGCCATTGCACCACCTAACATCTCATCAAAATGCATTGCTTTATATGCTGCTTCCACTGAAACACCATTCTGTAGCATATTGCAGAAATCCGGGTTCTGAAGTTCCTCTTCAAAAGAGAAATTAGAAAGCCCGTATTTTTCCTTTAACTCTTCGCCCTGCTGCATCCAGTCCTGATATGTTTTTTCGCCTTTCTGTCTGGCTTCCTGCTGCTGCAATGCCAGTCTCAGATGTTCGTTTTCTGATTCCATCTTCCTGTACTCTTTGTACTGTTCCACTGACATTCCTTTTTTTGCAGCTTCATCTTGGAAAATAGAGTCATCCTCCTGGATAGCCTTTGTAAGTGCATCAATATTGCTCGCATCTACGCCATACTTTCTGGACATCATATCAATGATCGGCTGCATTTTTGCATTCTGATCCTGTAATGCCTTGGTATCTCCGATACGTCCCTGCACGATCTTCTGTACACGACTATTAAATTCATCTTTATAATCGCCTTTGATCATGTTTTCAAACTGTACGGATCTTTCCTCTGTTTCTTTTGTTGTGACTGTCTTTTCTGCGCCTGGCAGTTTCGTTTGTGCTGAGTAGTCGTCACTCGCATCCTGCTTTCCGTATACTACATTCTGCAGGTTATTACCTTTACGACCTTTTACTGTTGGGGTAGCGACTCCCTGTGTGTTTTCTGCTGTTGTACCTTCTCCTGCTGATGTGCCAGCGCTTGCTCCATCATCAAATGTCTGAAGGTTTAATAATAATTTTTCCATTTCTATCGTTCCTTTCCGACGTGTCAGAGGATCATTCCTCGTTGTGCTCACTATAATTTATTCTAAAAAACCTGTGCCCCCCTTTTTAGGGAAATATTTTCAGAATAATTTTGTTGTAAAGCTTCAAAGCCTGTTAAAATTGTCTCGTATGCAGTGTTTACGGCATTATCTCCACCAGAAAATTCTATAAAAAGTTTTCCGTTATCTTCCTCATACACCACATTATTTACCTGTTTTCTTTCTTTCAGGATAAGCAGCTCATTAATCCACGTATATCCAAGTATCGATACTGCGGCACACACGATATCATTACCGTATGTGCCATATCCTGCATGTCCCTCAATATGTAAAATGTGTCTGTCTCCATTTTTTTCTACCGTGATGTTTGTCATTTTCTGCTCCTATCTTGGTGAGGTTGCATTACGTGCAGCACTAGCCGCCTGTGTTGTCAATGATCCCCTGCTCTGTGTTGTTGTTCCACCTTTTGTATCAGTTCCGCTCATCGCCGCTGTACTCGCTACATCTGGTGTCTGTCCTGAAAGATTTGTTCCGTTCTGTGCATCCACCACTGCGGTCAACTGCTGCACCATCTGCTGCAACTGCATTACCTGTGCAAACAGTGTCTGATTCTGTTTGATCTGTGCAAGTGTTTTCTCTTTTCCATCAAATTCCATCATATTCAGGCATGCGATAGCTGCATCTGCATTTGCAGGTGCGAAAAATCCTGCTGCATAGAAATTCAATGCCATTTGGTTTTGCGATTCCTTACTGTAAGCACTCTTTTTTGCTGGTCTGATCTCTGTGTCGAAAATTGGTAATCTGTTTCCGAGATCTATTTCAAACGCCTGCCCCTGTTCTCTTGGTAAAAGACCAGAATTATCAAAATCCACAAAATCCTGTTCTCCGTCATCCCCTGTGATTCTAAAACATCTTTCTTCGGTATAGAACTGTCGAATAAGCTCGATCACCATCTGGACAACATGTGCAAACGCCCGGTATGCGCTCTTATTGGAATCCCTTGCAAGTTTTCCTGCCGCTTCCTGCAATGATGCAATACCGGATGCACTGGTGACAGAGGATGCCTGCCCCTGTGATGATGCAGTATTTCCGGATGTGTCTTTTAATTCCTGTATTTTATTATTCAGCACTGTCACATAGATACCATGCAGTGGTTTTCCCTCTAATGGACGGTATGCATTTTCTCCAAGATTTCCATTCGCATGTACCAACGTACATGACGGATCGCTAAACTCTTTCTCATTGATCCCTGCTGCGTCATTAAAGATTGCCCTATTTCTTGAATTAGACAATGCATTATCAAGAATAGCCTGCTGCATTTTGTCTATATATGCCTGACAGTCCTTCATGACATCAATATCAGAGAATCCGCATAACATCCCTTCCTCCGGATACATCGTGTCAATAACAAACGGATACATCCCATGCCTATAAAATCCTTCTTCACGCATCTGTGGATCATTCTCTGATGCAAAAAGTACCTGTCCATTGCAGAACTTGCAGTATTGCAGAATTGTTTTTGTCTGCGGTATGCCGTCCTTGTCATATCCACTCACATGCTGTTTATAATACCAGTCGACAACTGCTGACTTTTCTGTCGTATCCACCTGATCATCATATATATATTTATTCACATCCAATTCCGGGTAGTTTCCAAGGCTCTTCAGGTTTGGATAGTTTTTCTTCAGCTCGTCATTGTCTACTAACGTCACATAAAAGACATTTGCAGAATCCTGTATGTCTGTGATTCCTGACTGCCAGAACAGATTAATGATGTCACATTTCTTGATACTGATATCTCCCAGCCCGTTCAGTTTTGTATTATCCCAACAGATACTCTGCGCAGAGCTTCCTGCTTTGAGCTTGTACCAGCCGATATCGCTATATACCTGCTCATAGTCATTCTGCTGCAATATGACCGGGATCACAGACGATAATGTTTTTGCAGTTGCTTCATCGCTCCGCTCTCTTGGCAAAATTAGTGCTTCCGGGAAATTATCCATGATATCCGCATGTTTATTAATGATCGAGTTGAAAAGCCATGCAGAAGCAGGTCTGATATCATCCTTTTTTTGTTCTTTCTTCTGTATCATTGGCCAGTGCTGCATCTTAAACCATTCTTCATTTTCAACAATCCTTCTTTCCAGATTTGCTTTGCATTCCTTGTATTTCTGCAAGATTCCCATCGCCTTTTTTACATCTTTGTCCGTGATCACGATCATCTGTGGATCTGGTGTCTGTTCACTGTCCGGATCATGCTGTTTATTATCCGCTTCCTGTGTGAGAATCTTCTGCTGGTTTTCTGCTTCCTGCATATCCTGCATCTGCTGTATCATTGTCATGTTCTGTGGTGTGATTCCCTGCTGTTGTACCGGTGCAACTTTTGTTTTTGTTCTCTTACTGTTTGCCATTTCTGCCTCCTAAATACTATAAAATCTATATGGTTTTGTTGGTTCTGTTCTCTGGTTCAATGGATCATCTAACTTGATTTTCTGCGCTACGTTCATTCGTGGTGAAATAGGATTCTCCATCAGTACATACCTGCACTCGTCATAGATATGATCCTCTAAATCTGTGTCGATATCCTCTGGATGTTTATCACTGTATACAAGGTTTGGTATCGTCCTTATAAAATTTGTGCAGGTATTGAATACCTGAAACATGCAGTCTCCCTCTTCGTCAAACGCAAATCTGTAATGATACTGCATTTTCCCCGGTATTCTTGTATGGTCACCGGGAGACCAATAAATGTAATTCGGGTGCTTTGCCTGCATTGCTGCAATAGATTCTCCACGAGATTCTTCAAATATCGCCGGATCTGCAACGCCTATGATTTCTTTCCGTTTTTTCTTCAAAAAAGGATCGTTCTCTTCTGTTTCTCTGATTGCCCTTGCCTGTTCGACCGGATCTGACATGATACCTGTGTTTGGTTCTCCTGTGCATCCGTAATATTCTTTTATCCTATATACCTTTCCTCTTTCGTCTACTGCATACCAGCCGACTGAAAACGGCTTCGAATATCCGAAATCGTAACCCCTGTACACCTTCCAGTGTTCCGGTATTCTGAATGGATTTATAACATGCGTCCATTTTTGATCATCATAATGCGCCGGATCATTCTTCCATTCTGTAAATACCTGCCCTTTGAAGCTGTCCCAGTTCCCATACAGATATGCATTTCTCTGTGCTTCCGGCATTGCTGCAAGATTTGCCAAATAGTTAGGATCGTTATTTAACAATGCTTGATTATCAAATACGCTGGAGGGTACAAAAATTCGTTTTCTGACAATCGTTATTGTCTTTCCATCCGGTTTTATGATTTCATATTTACCTTTTATCGGTGTTAATGGTGGCGCAGGTGTAATAAACCTGTCCTTTACCCACTGCATTCCTTTTCCGTCCGGATTGGCTGTAGCTCTCACGTAGCATCTGGTTCCAGGTCCAACCGGTCTATTTCTTGACACAAGATACATATATTGGCTGTACGTAAAATGCGTAACTTCATCAAATCCCACAAAGTCGTATGCTTTACCTTGATAATTTAACTTGTCTTTCTCATGTTCCATGTAACCGAAAAATATCTTTGCTCCACTTGGAAATTTCCACAGCAGCTTGTTATCATTAAATTTTGCCTTTGGAAAAGCTCTTGAATACAATTCTTCAGACCTTGACACCATACCTTCCAGCTGTTTTGTAGTATCTCTGAATAGAATCCCACGGTAATTTGGTATTTCTATCTGCCTTAGTGCCTCTGCAAGTAATGCATCCGTCTTTCCTCCGCCTGCTGCACCTCCGTACAATTCCTCATATTCAGGTCTTTGCATAAATTCAATCTGTTTCGGTTGTGGACTCCAGATAGTCTTCATCTTCCTCTTCTTCCTCTAATACCGGTGCAATCATTATTACACCCGTATTGTTCATTTCATCTTCGTTTTCTAATTGTCTTAATTGCTCTGCTGCAATCTCCTGCTCCATCCGCTGCATCTTAAGTTTGTCATATTCACGCCTTCTAATATGTTCTGGATTGATTTCAAAATACTTATCCAGCCATTCCATGGCCTTAAATGGATCTTGCATCTGGATTGCGTAACCATATTTTGTATCTTTGATGCTCTTTACCGTCGTAGGATCAAAGTTGTCTCTTAGCTGTATTCCTTCCTCCGTGAAAGTTGCTACGTCGCCCACGTCTGCAAATGCTATATCCATGTATCTCTGCACCAGATCATCTGCCGAAAAATACATCTGATTCAGCTTTTCATTTTTCAGCATTTCAATAAATGCTCGTATCTTAACATTTTTTAACAATCTGCTTGCTGCTGCTGCCGCTGTCATGTAATCAACACCGTATGCCTGCATATACGCTTTTGTGGCATTATGCTTTTTTATAAAAAACACACAGAATTGTTTTTGTTTCTCGTTCAATTCTTCGTTTTCACAGACTACTCTTAATTCTTCTTTTGTAACTGTGCTTGTGCCTTTTTTCGGTATCTCTTTTTTTATCTTTTTTGTATGCATACTTTTTTGTTTTTTTGTATGCGTTCCATTTTTCTTCTCTCGGAACCAGCCATATCTTGTTTTCCAGGACTTCACAGTGGCTTCTGAAACGCCATATTTCTCTGCTATGTCCTTATATTTCATGCCGCTTATATAGTCTTTTTCAGCCTCAATATGTATTTCTGCCACTCCATCACCGCCCTTTGCATACCATTTTATCCATGCATAAATTTTAGTGCCCCCTCAAAAGAAAAAAGCCAATGGTTCGCACCATCAGCCTTTCTCATACTTTTGTTCTAATATTTTTTTTATTTCACAGTTATTGTGATATTTATAGCAGTTATTTTTTTGAAATTCTCTTTTTTCCTTCTCGCTATTGAATTTAATAGCTGTTCTCGTTCCTTTCACTATACCCTCGCATGTTATGGATAATTTCTGGGATCTGCTATAGAAAGGGCATTTTGTAAGTTGTTCCGCTGTTTTGTCATACATTCTCATTACCTTTCTTTGTTCTGTCCAGCTCTCGTTCTAAATATTCATGATTTCTTTTTCTACTGACATATTCTTTTTGTGAAATCTCAATATACCTTCTTTTTTTTATTGAAAAATATCTATTAATACTTTTTCTTTTGTTATCAGGTGTAATAGCATAAATTATACCTATAGTATCAATGCTTTCACTCTTGTAATCTGATTTAAAAATTTCTACATAAACTCTATATCCTATGTTAGATGGCATATACGGCATAGTGATTGGATACAGCTCATTCATAACCTTATCAACCACTTTCTCATGAAACCATCCAAGATATTCGTGGTTAATCCAAATTGCATGATAACGTGTCTCATCATTGTATATTACACTGCCATCTTCCTTTATCTCCTTAAATAAGGATTTCATTCGCCTGCATTGAAAAATCTTACTACCATTCTTGATATCAACACTCACCCATACATCTTTCGTATCTTCGATAGGCGTAAGTGGTTTTCCATTCATAAGTTGATTCAAAATGTCTCTTGTTAGTTCCATACCACCATCTAATGGTTCATATCCTTCAGGAATATTTCTAAACATTTTCATAGCGGTTTCTAAATATTCAGTCATACCTTCATAACCACGTTCTACAATATAGCCATGTTCATCTTCACATTCACACTTATATTTGCTTGCTAGTAAAATTTCTTTTTCAGCCCATAACTCCATGTCTGTTTTTTCTCTGCAAGCGTCTACTGGAACATTTTTATCATCGATATATTCATCTGCATAAACTTTTCGGCTATCAGAACCATGCGCCCATTCAATAGTGCCACGCAGGTTATTGTTTATGGCATCAAATGTAATACCATGATCTTTACACCAGTCAACTGCTGCCCTCAACAGATAACCGCATCGACACGTCCAAAGTATCAGTTTGTCTCCTTCTTTCTGTCTCTTAATCAAATAATTAATAACTTTCTCGTTAGGTTTTCCAATTTCTGGGTATCTGTTCTCACATAATGTTCCGTCAAAATCCACTGCAATAATCTTATTTTCCATTGTTTTATCTCTCCTTCTTATCTCATGTTTTCAATAACTCTCTCGATCTCGTCCGCCGTCTCTGATGGTCCGTGTGCGAGCAGTTCACGTGATGCCCTCGCTAATAATGTTTTTATCTTCTGTTTTTTCTGCACTGCAAAATACTGTTCGAGACGTTTTTTGTCTAAAAACGCCTGTAATGTCGGGTATCTGCCTTTGAACCTCCTTTCAAAACTGTTTACAATGTGTCTGTTTTCGTTCTCTAATATGCCCGACTGCTGCAATATCTCGCTTAGCATCTCTTTTGTCATGATCGTTTCCTGTCCGAGTACTGCAATGTCCTTGTTGTTTACAACTGCGCTGATCGCCTGCAAGGTTTTTTCTTTCTTTTCTGTGCTGTCTGAAAGAGTATCTATCACGCCATCCAGCCAGTCTAAAACCTGTGTATATGTATTTTCTTCCAGACATCCTAATACTTCCGTCATGAACTCTCTGTGTGGATACAACGTATCTTTCGTGTAAAATGTGACATGATCCCGGTTTGCACTTCTGTCTTCAAATGCCGGATAAATAAAGGCTGTATCCGGTTTTCCTACGATCCAGTCGCGGACGATCGGTGCAATACGGTTTTCCTGCTCATTGTATTCCAAACCGCCTCTTTCGAGAGATACCGGGCAGATGATACATTGGATGTATTCGTACACTTCTTCAGATTCATCTAATTCTGCATTATCTGATGTTCTTGTCATGACATCATATACATCATGGAATAATAAGATCAGATAGTTTCCTACATAGTCATATTCGTAAATAATACTGTCAATCCATTCTTCTACCAGTTCTTCATCCTTCATGTGTGAAAATACGATACGTTGTAAAAAATCCTGCTGCCCATTATCTGCTGGATTAAATTCTAATGTTAAAATGTTTTCTCCAATGTTTTTTGAGTAAATGCTTTTAATGATGTCAAGATACTTGTGCAGCTCTGTGTCGTCCAGATTCATAAAGTTTTCATTGAAGGTTGCTATCTTGTTCTTTCCTGCATCCACATATGCACCTGCTATGCGGTCTATTGTGCATAATTCCGGTTTGAAGCGTCTTTTCAGTTCTGCAATGTCTTTTTTTAATGTTTCTTTCATTTTGGTTTTTCCTCCCTTGGTTTTTATTAGTTAAAGTTCAGCTTAGTCTTGTTTGAAATGGAAAACTTCTTTGTATTTTTTCTCCTTTTTCCATTCACTTTCAATTTTCATGACTTCATCAAAGGATAAGTCCGTCAATGTCTCGCCCTCACAATCCTTATGAGGTTGGCTGAAATTGCCTATTACCGTATATTTATTTCCCATATTTTTCATTCCTTTCTTGATTAAAGTTCAGTTTAATTTATACAATTCTCTTAAAATACTCTTCCAATGTTTTATAAGTAATATCAATATAACCGAAGTCATCATCACCGTTTTCCAAGTAAAGGCGTATATCAGATTCGCCAACATATCCATCTGTATACTCATACACGCTACCCTCATGAATTGTCGCATATTCATCTGTAGGACATTCATTTTCATCGTATTTTGGTAAATAAAACTCTTTAATACATTTATATTTTTGCATACGGCACCTCCACAAAATTCTAAGTTTAGTTATTTAATATTTTCTTGCTCTTGCCAATTTCATTGGCATAAATACCATCAGAGCAGCCTCTTTTATCGCCTCGCCAGTAATTGTAACAGCCACTTAGTTCAGGATATTCCTCGCATTTTAATTTATAAGGTTCTACAATTGTAGCGCAATATATGCCATTAGGAATATGCCCATACTTTTTAATGTCTTTATCCCTAACTATACTTTCGATAAAATGTGTAACAGATATTTCTACAATATCTCCCTTTTCAGCTCTTAATAATGGTCTGTCAAATTCATACGGGATATCTTTCATACTTTTTCCAACCTAAATACTTATTTTTGGTTATTTATAATCTTCAAATCTTTTCACAGCTGCAAAGGCAAATCTCGAATTCACCCATCGCTGCAATTTTTTAAGTGTATCTCCTTGCCTAAGTTTATATTTATCGTAGATCATCACATATGGGCTGTATCCTAAATCTCGTAAAGTGTATATTCTATCAAGATCCTGCTCTATGGTAGTATTAAATCCGCAAAGGACATATACAGTCATTTTTCGATGATCCCATCCGGTAAGCTGCTTAAACATCTCAAATTGCGGAACAATCTTATCTTTATCTTCATACCGGTCCCATGCGAAATGTATCTGCTTAATCTTCATTTGCCGGATGTATTTCGCTTTTTCTTCGGTCATGATACGAATATCGCAACCCTGTGAAAAATCCACCCACGCACCGCTGTCAATGAGCTGTTGGCTCAGTTCTTTCCAGTTCCGACAGGCGAACATATTCGGATCAAGTAGAACGATATTTTTCTGACCATTCCAAAATTCCGACAAATCCGCAACCTTTACTGCACATCTGCCCTCTTTCTTTCCCACAATGCAGAAGTCGCATCCACGTGGGCATCCTCTTGTCAGAAATCCGTAAGCAGTATCTTTGCACAGCTCCGGGTAAAGGCTATAATCCGGGTAAATATGCTCAATCTCTGCTGGCAACTGATTGCCGCCGTCAGGATAATGGTATCCAGTGCCACCTCTTATTATCTCCCCACCACATACCGGATGCTGATAGTCCGGTGTAAAGGTAAATACTTTGCTCATATATACCTTGTCCGGCGGATTTATCCACGCAGTCAACGGATCATACCATTCTACCGTATCGCCCTGCTGTTTATGCCACGCTGACAGCTTCATGAGTGGTAAGCTTGGAAAGTGGTGATTATCAACATCTATCAGTCCTATTCTCATTACTACCTCGCTTAAATTCTAATTTTCAGCTGTTTCCATTTTGGAAATAACTCAGTTTATTTTCCCAATCACTTTGTTCTGGTTCAACCTCTTTCCATTCCATTGTGCACATAGTTTTCCTTTCCTCCAATTCTTCCTGACTGTATTTCCGATAGCTGATTCCGTAATTTGTGAATCCACCGGATTGATATGTTATGCATCGTGACATTTCATACCCCTCTTTCAGTTTAGGCAGCTAAATATCCACCTAAATTGTCCATGCTCTTCCATCTGATTCTTTCGATTACTAAAACATAGTATTCTTTATCAGGTTCAGCACCCCATTCTTTTCTTCCAGTTCTCTTTTCCAAGTGACAGTCCGCAATAAATGCAGGAACTTTATAACCATATCCATTCGTGAATCGCACCTGTGCTTCTGCATAATCCAATGGAATATCGTCAACCATGTTAAATATCTTGTTCAATCGTGTCGTGTAATATGGCTTGACATCTCTATATTCCTCTCTTTTTTCGCCTGTAAGAATCATATAGAACCATTTCTTTTTTATAGGCAATACCAACATTCCATTTCCTCCTGTAAATTCTAATTTAACTGCTTATTCATTGCGCAACGGCATTCTTCCACTGTTCCGATTGCGTGATACTTCTGTATTTCTTCAAGTGCTGCAATTGCCATTTGTAAAGCACAGCTGCATTCGTCAGACTCTACTCTCTGAAAATTTAAAGCATCATTCAAAAATTTGCATTTTTCAATTGCCTCTTTCTCTGTCATCCTCGCACCTCCATCAATTCATTAAATTTTTAAACATCTGAGTTGTTTCCATTATGGAAATAGCTCACATCAAAAGTTTCTACAATCCTGCTGCCACCTTTCCAACACGCATGTTGTCTACACCACTCCTTATCTCCTTTCGTACACGGAGTGCTCATATCTGCCTCATGCATACAAAATTCGCATGCAATGCCATATTCTCCGCTGAGTAATTTTTTAATATCTTCCTGTGCTGCTGCAAGCCTGCGCTTATATCTCTTAATGCTTTTCATATTTCTCCTTTCCTCCGGAAACAGCAGGTATGTTTCCGGAAGCTCCTAAATCAACTGGTTACTGTGATATATTAATCAAAAGTTGGAAAATTCCATTTTTTATAAACAAGCTCGTCCTCATTCCAGTCCAGATACTGCTGCATAAGGTGTTCTTTCATGATTTCTAACATCTCCGGCCGAAGTCCGAGGTTGCCATTATCCAGCAGTCCGTGGTGAAACCTGCATCCGAGTACGCCGTTTTTCTCTACTCCGAGACCGCCCTGGCTCTTATTTATGTAATGCATGATGTCCGGTATCCCTAAGAGCATTTCTGATCTGCATTTATCCATGTGGTAACCAAGCTTACAGAAAATACATTTGTTACCGTCCCTCTCTGCGATCCGGTAACAGGTTTCTTTTGTGAAATTGTAATTAATCTTGTTCTTTTTCTTTTTCATCTCTTCACCGCCTGCTGCATCCGCTCGATCTCTTTCTGGTATTTTCTCTTTAACCATGGCTTTGGCATCCGCATCCATACGGACCAGATGAAAAGCCTGATCCTAAACATCATCCTCATCGGCATCTCCTTTGACCAGTTCCTGTAATGTGTCTTTTAAATATTCAACACGATCTAATATGGCAGCCAGCATTCCCTGTGGTATCGTATATTCCCAGTCATTTAGGGTTAAGCGGATAGCTTCAACCGTTCTCTTGGCATCCTCAATGATCTGCTTGTCTGTTTTCTTTTCCGGCAAATATTCCGGGTGGTTCATGATGTCGTCCTGTCCCGGTATCTGCTCCTCTGGTACGTTTTCTCCCTGTTCTGATACGCTTTCTTCCGGTTTTGAAACGTTTTCCGGTAAATTTACAACATTTTTGTTAGTTTCGTTGTCATTTATAACGGATTCTGTTACATTTTCCTCTGTATTCTTCGGATCCGGCTTTGGAATCTCCGGATCAATATCATGAAGTGTCTGCTCTTTCGGTGGTTCTGCTGCCTGCTGCACATCATCCTTCTTTTTGATCGTTGAGATAACTTTGCTCTCTTTTCTAGGTGCTGATTTCGGTTGTACCGGTGCAACTTGCTTTTCTTCCGGTAATTTTTCACCATATTCCTTTTCCCAGGATTCTCTCCATGTTCCTGCTGCATGGCTGATCTTCCCAAATGCTTTTTCAATATCCTCTTTGCTATATACCTCGTTCCGGCTCGCATCACGCAGGTTCAAAAGCTTCACTTCATCACTGTTTTCTGTGATTGCAAGCATGTGTGCACCTGCTCCCGGAATACGGACCGTGTAGACTGCTTTTTCATTCGGTATGAGGTTCTCAATGAAATGTTTTCCTGTCTCCCCATTCTCGAGACTAGAAGTCCACAGCTTTTCATAGATTTCTGGTGCATCCTTTCCAAGCTGATACACAGCTTTTTCAAGGTTTGTGTCAAGTGCCTGCTGCACACTGTCCTTTTCTTCCAGCATGACCTCAATATCTGTGGTCTTTTTTTCCTCGTCCACGTCTTCTTTAAGCTGCTGGATCTCTGACTTGCTCAGATCCGGTGTCAGTACCTCGTTTACTTCATCCGGCAGCGACAGCATGATCGATAATTTGGCATATCCAAATCCCTGATATTCTGCTTTGAGTTCCGGTGCGTATCCGCCCTCGGAGAACTTATCATTGATGTTCATGAATCTGGATACCTGCGTCTTATCGATCCCGTATTCTGCCTTTGCAAATTCTACGACATTCTGATAGCCGGATTCCGCTAAAATTCTGGTATCGCGCGCCACTTTTAACAGATATCCGATACGGACAAATCCCTCCGCGGTCTTTTTTAACTCTGTGTCAAGCTCCTGCTTGTATTCTGCATAATTTCTGTATTCGATCACTTCGTTCATCACATTGCCTCCATAAAATCATTTTCCAGTGCATCCACCAGCAAGGTTCCCTGTAATCTTCCATGCCAGATCAGCTTCTTTTCTTCTCTTAACTGCTTATATCCATCTTTTCTTGCCTTGTCGCTCTTTTCTGCCAGTTTTTTATCTTCTGCCGATAGATTTTTCTTTACCCACTGCTGCCACTTTCTCAAAAACGGAAGTGCATCATCAAGATCTTTATATGCCTCATTCAGCACTGACTTTTTCTGTCTTATATTTCCTCCCGGCTCAATCTCCAGCGTGTACCACGGTACATCCGGTCTTGCTGCCCTTCTCAGGAACAGCAGGTATGTTTCCCTGATATCCATTCTCTGAAAATAAATATCACATGTGTGAATACAGTGCTTTAATACAATTCCTTCCTCGTAAATGTCCTTGATACTTTTTGGAGCAACGATACAGTACCTGCCTTCACTGTATTCATATTTTGTAAGTTCTCCGGATTCTACCAGGCTCTTGGCATTTTTGAATTTCTTTTCCTTTTCCCGGATCTCTTTTGCTGAATCCTTAAGTGATATCCTCGCCACCAGTTCATTGTGTGCCACTGTGAGGTCTTTCGGTTTTAAAAGCAGTTCTACCGTGCAGTCCATTTTCATTTTCTGCATCATGTCCACATAATCGCACCAGTCACTCCACAGATAATGCATATTCTCTTTTCTTCCAAGTGATCTTCTGTACTCCTGCTGTTTTCTCAGATAGTTGCAGACTTTGTGTATTGACAGATATTGAAAAGGATTTTTGCGTTTTGTGTCTTCCGGGTAGATGTCTGCCTCGCATAAGGTCCTGATGTCCTCATCCTGGTATATGGTGTTATTTCTCTTTTCTTCCTGCAGCCACTTTAAAATCTTTCCGTCCCCATTTATATCCTTTAGTCTTTTTAACCTCCCCTTATCAATGCAGAGCATCTTTCCAAGTTCATGTGCATTTTCATTTTTCTGTGTTTCTTTGTACGCCCAGTCGCTCAATATATATTTTCCAAGCTCTGTAAGTCCTGCTTTCATGCACATTTCTATCAGCGGTCTCTTTTTCTCCATCACCAGATAACGCCCTACATCCTCTGAACATCCACTTTTTACTGCAATCGGATATGATGACTTTGAAGTTTTGAAAACACTCGAAATATTTCTTGTATATATTCTCGTATCATCTGTTGGTATAAAATCTATATTTATCGCATACCAGCATGTTCTCCGTCTCTTATACTCTCCGTATTCATAGGTTTTGATTTCGTTTTCCCGTACAATCTGTCTGTGTGTCTCTATTTCCCAGAATTTACACTCATTTACATTTTTAGTGTCTTTTACATCCCTTCGCCCTGCTACAAACCTGCGCTGGATAAGTCCATCTTTATACCGCTGGATGCAGGTAAACGCTTTGCCTCTCGTTCTTATGTCGTTTCTTTTTCTTGCGCGTGAGATATAAGTTACAAGCTTATGGCATACCTGGCATTTTCCCTGCATATTGTGTTTTGGCATTATTTTAAGTGGCACTGTCTTCAGACATGATGTACAGTATCCCGTCTTTACCCCTGCACCCTTATAGTAGATAAAATTGCTTCCATCAAATCCGTTGTGCCGATACCAGTCTCTAAAACCTTTCGGTGGTTCTCCTATCGGTTTCATTACTTCATCCCACTTATCTATCTGCTCATTTATCCTCTTATCTTCCCGTCTTCTTTTACAACTCTGCTGCCATTCCATAATCCCGGCGCTTCCTGCATGCTTGGTTTTAAGCAGTTTTTTTATCGTATATATGCCTCCAGCATTAAAATACATGTATGTATCGTATTTTCTGTTATACCAGTAGCCTTCTTCCAGATTATCGATCATCGCTGTGCGCCACTTATACGTTCCGTCTTCCTGTCTCTCTCTTGTGATATAGCCTTCTCCCTCATAATTGATGAAAATATCCCATTTAGGTTTTAAGATATTCTTCTCAATATCCTCCCTGGTGCAGATTGAGACTTTTAATATTCCGTCTAACTGCTGGCATCTTGCAGCCAGCCAGTACTTGTATTCATGTACTTTTTTAGACCAATCTTTCTTTTCGCCCGGCATTTTCAATGCATCTATCATGCTCTTTGTCGCGTTCAGTGTCCGGAGCTTTTCCAGTTCTTTTTTATTCATTCTGCCACCTTCCCATCTACGCCATAAAATACATTTTCTTCAATTCCGTCCGTTCCCACCTCAAATACTCCGGCGTCTGTTATCTCTCCATTGCTGTCTTCTTTGGCAATGTAAAGCATATCGCCCTTCTTTCCCTTTGCCTTTGGGTGTTTTCCTCTTACGAGCACATGACCTGTCCCTGCCGCATTTCCATTGTTTTTTCTTACAACTGAATCATCTTCTGCTTTTGGATGCTGCGACATCCAGATAAGTCCTCTCGTGTACATCTCTGTTTTTGATATCTCTCTCAACAGAGTGATCTCCGGTGCTGATATCCTGCTGTTGACACCATCCTCGTCAATGTTTCCTCCAAGTTCTACCAGAAAATAACGGTCATCCGGCTTATCATAATAACTCAATACTCCCAGCGGGTTATCTGTTGCGTGGAATCCGTCCCGTCCGCAGTGTGCACTTTCTTCTGTATACTTCACTCCCTGCTTATACTGGAATGTTCCTTTTCCCATTGTGCAGGTGAGATCACTATGAAATCCTTTATAAGCAAGCATCTTTTTATTCTCCTAAGTAATATTTTCTGGCTATATCTCTTACCTGTGCCCTGTTTGGTATGCCAAGGTAAAGCGGACCTCTGAAATTTTCCAGCTTTCCATTATGATTTACTTTTGTAATCTTAATGATTTCATCATTTACCTGTACCTTGTTCTCGAAAGCAAACTGTATCAGCTTCGCCATGCATTCTTTTAAACTTTTATCCTTTTTTCTGACTGCTGCACATAAAGCTTCATTTTCTACACATTCTTCTGCCACAGTATCTTTCCAGTCTTCCATGATGCCTGCAATCTTTAATTCTTCACTTTCAACCTTCAGTTTTCCGATTGCTGCCATCTGCTTGCTCGCCAGTTCTTCCACGTCTCCTGCTGCATAATCCTCTGCATCATACTCACTCAGACCATTCTCCACTGCCAGCACCTTAAGGCTTTCAAGGTCTCCCTCTTCCTTTAATCCCTCTGCTGTCATGTTCAATTCTTCCGCAGAGTCAAATTCTCCAAATCTTTCAAATAATGCCATAATTTATCTCTCCTTCATTTTGATTTCTTCCCGTAAACTCTCGGTATAAGCGTTTCTTTGGTTTAACAAAATTCTGACCAGATTTCCCTGCATGAGCCTGTCCAGTTCCTGCCACTTATCCCGGTTTTTTATCTTGTGACCGTCCGACCTCGTCCAGTCGTTCTGTTTCCAGCGTTTTACATACTCTGCATCCTCATATCCGTTGTAGAGGTACTTGGATTCCGTGTAGACGGTCAGTATACATTTTTCCCGCATCCGGTGTAGTGCCATGATCAGGGCTTCCAGTGTCGAACGGTTCTCATTTTGCTGTTGCACCGGTACAACTTCCTTGATTACCGCCGGGTACTTGCTGTTTTCTTTGTAATATTCCAGCGCATATCCTATATGTCCGTCCTGCTGCCATCTGCCCTTGATCCCGGTCACTATGTAAATGCTCACTTCTTTCATCCGCTGTCACTCCTTGATAATGGTTTTATCCTGATCTCTGTATATCTCAGATAAGATAAGCCAGTGTATTTATTAACGCCACATACTACGCTTTCCGGATCTATATAATATCCCGGTGTAGGTTCAGGACCATTTTCTATGATCTTTCTGACCGTCCACCTGTAATACTTCTTTCTCTCCGGTTCTTTTGTGATCAGATTTTTTGAACACGAATATGTGGAACATTCCTTTTTTTCTTCTGGTGTAAATAATGATAACTGCTCGTATCCTTCCTCGCTTTCATCCGGAAGCGGTTTGACAATATAATTTGCCAGACGTCTGAAATCTCCATCTTCATATAGTGGTGTGAAATTCACATATCCATATTTCTTCCAGTACTTCTGTATCAGCTCATCTGTTGTCGGCTCGCCACGTATCTTATTCACCACAATGTGGATATGTATGCCTCCATACTTCCCTATCTCGATTCGTGCGATCCACCGTAACTGCTTCCCCCTTTTCTTGTATGCCCTTCTCATGTTCCGCCAGAAATTACTCAGTATTTTTCTTATCTCCTGCAATGACATCCTCGTTCCTTCTGGAAATGTCAGGGTTGTCCAGAGATCCCCTTCAAAAAAATTCCACCTGATCTTTCTCCACACTTCCCGTTCTTTTTTCCACTGGTTCTGCCTTTTCATCTGCTCCGGGGTGGCTTTCTTCTTTTTCTGTCTCTTCTCTCCCTTCGCTCCGTATTTTCCCTCCCATTTATACTCAATGTCATTGCTGTTTAAAAACTCATATGTGTCCTTCCAATACATGTCTACCTCTAAATGTTTCTAAGTTTAATATACTTATATTGTTAAATAGACCGGGTGAAAATCCCCGTTTTCCTTGCATTTTCAGGCTTTTTGTGGTAATATAATTACAGAGTTTATGCGTGAAAACAAAACTCCTGCGATTAAGAAATGGCCGTTTCTTAATCGCTTTTTCTTTTTACCACTGCCATGACATCCTCATACGTCATGCGCTGCATGTCAAAGCCTCTCCTGATGCACTCAAATCCTGCTTTAATATATTTTTCTTCGTTGAACAGTCCTTCTATCGGTTCATCCGGCTGCCTGTCGCCAAACAACTCTGTCCTAAGCTCTTCCGGTGCTTCGATAAACAAGGCTACCGTGCCTGCGATCTCACGTGTCATGTAGGCTTGTATGTACTCTTTCCGTCTGAAATGATGTCCAAATATGTCCGCCTGAAGCTTCAGCTTTTTAACTAGGTCTGTATCCGTCAACATCTGCTTTCTTTCCTCCAAACGCTTTTCTTACTTTTTCTTCCTCAAACATCCCAAGCAGTCTGTTCTCTGCTTCCTGGTCCAATTCGATAAAGCTGGATACGAACACTGTGTTGATAAAACACCACTTTGCCCGGCAGTAATCTCCTGCATCCATGCACTGCTCAAATCTTTCCGGTTGTTTATACAGCTTGTCCACTGTCTCATTTATTGTCAGCATTCATACACCTCTGTCCTTCTATAAGATCCAAAGTTAAATAGTTTCTTTGTGTCAAATTCTTCACTTACTTCTTTGCTGAGCTTTTCGTACTCCTGCTCCGTCAATAGTTCTAATCCACGGATAAGATGTAACATTCCCGTTAACTGCTGCTCATATCTCTCCGCATCCTCCGCGAGAATTGCCTGCCGGATCTTCGGATACGTGGCATTCTTCTGTCTATCTGCGTTCTGTATTAACTGAGACTTAAAGATGTCGAACCACGTTCTATATTCCTTTAAAAGTTTATTCTTCATCAGCTCTCACCTCATATTCTCTGAACCTAGGCTTGAATCCCCAGTAAAACATCAATAATCCGATCTGTGCGCTTATAATCAGTCCACAGCTTCCGCATACTATAAAAGCAATCAGACCTGCGTAACCGATCACATCTCGCATGCTTTTTCCCCTTTCCATACATATCCGGTATATTCCCATAACAATTTTGGTGAAATATATACATTTCCTTTCACTTTTTCTCTTGCTACAGTTCCTATTGGAAGTCTTCCTGATTCTATTCCTTCAATCACATACGGCTTGCCTTTTCCAAATACTTTTGCTGCTACCTCTACAGGAACACCGCCTATTCCAAATTCCGGATACTGCATTGCAGATTGTAATTTTCTGAAAACATCATCTGCAATTTCATTTGCTATTTCTCTTTCCAACTGCACCATTCTTATTTTTCTCCTTACTGCTGCACCTGCAACGTTTTTTCCTTTTCATCTCTGCTCTGGCTGGCAATCGCCATACCTTCTCCAAGTCCAAGCAGATAATTCTTATTGCTCTCTGATAACTTAGGAATCAGTTCTCCAAATGTTTCTAAAATCTGCTTCTCTTTTTCTGACATGATGTACTCCTTTCTGTTTGTTTTCTTGTTCTTATAGGACAATCATAGTTCCTTTAATCACATTTGTCAATAGTTTTTTTGTTCTTAAATCACATTTTGTTCTTAAATCACATTTTTTATTGACATTTTGATTTGCGCGTGCATATAATGAAGTAGAAAGGAGGAGTGCTTAATGAATGGTCGTTTAAGAAAATTAAGAAAAGCCTTGGATCTTACTCAACAGGATTTCGCTGATCGAATTGGCAGCAAGCGTAATACAGTGGCTAAATATGAAACTGGTGATAATGCGCCTAGTGCTGCTGTTATTCACTCTATCTGTCGAGAATTTAATGTTAATGAGGAATGGCTCCGTACCGGAGCAGGCGATATGTTTCTTCCAGTAGATCGTAATACAGATCTTGCCAGACTGACAAAGCTTCTATTAAATGAAGAAAGTGATTCATTTAAAAACCGTTTTGTCTCCATGTTGGCAAACTTAACTGTTGAAGAATGGGAGTTCTTAGAGCGTAAGGCAAAAGAGCTTGCCGGAGTTGATGATAAAAATAAGGACTAGGCATCATTCCTAGTCCTCGTTTTTCAAAAGAGTTTTCAAAAGTGTATAAATATAATTAAGATATGTCTCATTATCCATTGTATTTACCATTTTAATAATTTCCTCTTTTGTTTTGTCCATCGCCCCGCCCCCTTTGTTTCAACATATCATATTTTTTATGAATTACAATAACTGGCGACACGATTTCCGTGATTGCGGAAATCTACACAGATTTACTGATTTTATAAATAATAGATGTTATGATTTATTTATATTCGCTTTCAAAAAGATCCGTGATTTTTACATCAAGAGCCTTTGCGATACATTCTAATTGATACAGAGTTGGTGACAGCTTTCCGTTCTCAATATCATTGAGTGTGGTCTTGCTGATACCGGACAACTTCTCTAATTGTTTTAATGTGATGTTTTTCTCTGATCTTGCTTGCCATGTTTTAATTGTCATTACATCATTGTACCAAGCACCAAGAAGAATATCATTGGAAACAATTGGTAATTTTTTGCAGTTATATTTCATATTAATTGCCTGCATGATATAATTTAACAAAAATATCATGGGGTAATTTCCAATGAAGAAAATGCATTTTATCATTTGCACAATTGTGCTTGTATTAATGTTAAGTTCACTCGTGTATGCTCATCCTGGAAGAACGGACGAAAACGGTGGACATTATGACCATTCCACCGGAGAATACCATTATCATCACGGTTATCCGGCACACCAACATGAAAACGGTGTGTGTCCTTATGATTATGATGATAATACAGATCACCAAGATACTGCTGTTTCTTCTGTAAATGGTGTATCCACAAGTGTATTAAAAAATGATACAGGAGTTGATCCTCTATTTTCATCACTTTGTGCATCATTATTATTATTTTGTGCTTTGTTTATACCATATAAATTGTTGAAGTCAAAAAAGAATAGCACTCGCTGTGATACTACTCCTGCTAATAATGATGTAACTGTGTGTATTGATGTTGATGCTTCAGAGCTTGAACATATAAATGATTTTAAACCACTCTATATTCCTCATAATTATGATGAATGCTACGATTTATTTTCCAGCATAATATGTGTAAATTCCGCAATGCCTACAATTATTGAGCAACTATCCATTTTAACTTATATGGAAGTATACAGTCCATATTATAAAAAAGATTTATATACCACACATAATTATATCTGTGGTTCTCGAATGGAAACAATTGACACAATCATTTTTACAGCATTTGTACTAGATTCATATTATTCACTTTATAGGAAACATGTTTCATCATGTTTTCATGATGAATATTTAAAATCCGTAAAAGAATGTATTTCAAATTTTTTGTTGCTTAACCTCTCCCAGAGTAATACAGCAATTATTTTTAATGAAAGATTTTCTCTTTATTCGGAGTTGTTTATTGAAAATCATGACTATAGTAAAATATTTGGATTATATTTAGCTCTGATTTGCGAAGATAATATGACTCAAGGATATGAACCTTTTAATCCCGATACTGCAATTGACAATAAACTCCTAAGTGCTGTTTCAAGTGTACTTGTTTCTTATTACGAGCAACTTATTAATGATTGTGATACAACAATTGCAGATATAGTTAGTAATTAGATTTTTTTCAGTTGGTGACAAATTGTCACCAACTGAAATGATAGGAAAAAATAAAACCGTGACAAATTGTCACGGTTTGAAAATGCCCCTGATACTGCAAATACCAGAGGCAATGCATTGGAATGATACCAACGCCCTAAGCAAGCATATTGTATCATTTTAAAGCAGCCACCGCAAGCTAAACATTGTTTGCTTATAGCTGTTATTTTTGTACCCATTTTTAAGGAGGAATTGTATGAAAAATCCAAATGGTTACGGGTCCGTTATTAATTTAGGCAAAAACCGGCGTCGCCCATGGGCTGCCCGTGTTACATCCGGACTCGTATATGATGAGAAAAAAGACAAATTAGTACAACGGTATAAGTATATTGGATATGCTGATACCAGAAGGGAGGCTCACCAGATTCTTGCAGAATATAATGCCGGATTGCCTATTAAAGATAATCTTCCGCGCACTTCTCTGCCTACATTTAGCCAAATCTGGGAAGCTTATTCTGCGGTAAAATTTGACACAAACAAAAATAAACCTGTCGGTAAAGATACCATTCGAAATTATACTATGGCATATAACCGGTTTTCAGAACTTCACGACCGGAAAATTGCCAATATAACTGCTCCAGAGCTTCAAGTTATTTTAGACAAATATAAAGATAAATCTCTTTCGACTGTCGGCACTATGAAAACTGTGCTTAACCAGATGTATCGCTATGCAAAAAAATACTATGATGTTGAAGATATCACTAAAACACTTGATATAGAATATACAGAAGCTCAAGAGTCACTTCATAAACCATTTACTCAGGATGAAATTGATTTCCTTTGGAAACACTCTAATGATTATCGTGCTCAGTTTGTTCTTATGATGATTTATACCGGAGTTCGTCCTCAGGAATTTGTAAAGATTGAAACCAAAAATGTTCATTTAGATGAAGATTATTTTATAGGTGGTCTTAAAACTTCCGCCGGTCGTGATCGGATTATTCCTATTCACTCCAAAGTAAAAAAATTTTTTGAATTAAATTATCATCCTGAAAAGCAATATCTTATTATGAAAAGTAATTTTAAGAAACTTACCTATAGAGATCGACATGATAATTTCAGTTATGCATTATTTATTAATACTGTATGGACTCCTTATATGGCTGAAATTGGAATGGATCATCTTGGCCACGATCCACGACATACATTTGCCACACTTATGGATAAAGCAAAAGTTCCAGATAATATAATAAAGTTGATCATGGGACATGAACAAACAGATAAAAATGGAAAGAGGGATGTTACCAATGCTGTCTATATTCACAAGACTATTGAAGACCTTAAAGAAGAAATCGAAAAAATATAA